TTGCAAATCCAGCCTTTACTAGTTCTAAATTTAATTTTTCCATATACCTGCTATTTCTGATTCTCTTACTAGGACAAATTTTTCTTTATCAATCTTAACTTCATTATCACCTTTCAATAATCTTGAATGTAATAATACCTGATCACCTTCTTTCAATACAGTTGGTATTTTATCTCCTGTCTGAGTAAATAATCCTGTACCTACTTCTATAACATCTGCTGTTTCATAGTTACTAATTCCGGATGTTAAGATAATACCACTTTTGGTTTTTTCTTGATTCTTTTGTCTTTTTAGAAGTACTTGGTCTCCCATTGGTTTTAATTTCATATTTTTTCTTTTTTTATTATACCATTATTTGTGTATCATATGCAATTATATGATCTCTGCCGGTCATATTATAACCATGTTTTGCTACCATTTCAAATACTAATGGATACATTTTAATTAATGTTTCTCTATTATCTCCTGCAGGCATTATATATGTTTTATCTTTAGGCGCTCCTAGTAATGTTCTGAAATTTTCTATCTCTTTTAGATTTTCATCTGTTCCATCCCATACTGGTTTATAATGATAATCTTTATGAAACATTATCATTTGCTTCATTGCATCAAGATTTAATCTTTTCTTATTATGAGTATTAATAAATTTTTGATCTACCACTTTATCACCCGGAGTTGTTATTCCTAATTTAGGAACACTATTTTTAAATTTAGGACTTAAACTAATTAAATCAATTGGATAATCTGTTTCTATATATGCTGATCCTTCAGTTTCAATAGTAATTGTAATTCCCCTCTCATGTGCAAAATGCGTTAACTCATTAACTAATGCTGGATGCATTGTTGGCGAACCTCCTGTTAACATCATTTCTGTTATTTGTGGGTTCTCATCATAAATGTTAATTATATCATTAAAGGTAAGCTTTCCTTTTTCTGGGTGAATGGATGTATACCAACTATCACACCAACCTCCTTCTCCAAACCAACATCTATGAGTACATCCTGTTGTTCTAACACAAATAGTCGGCATTCCTATTCTACTTCCTTCTGATTGTACACACCTATATAATTCTAATACAGGTAATACTTTATTATAATCTTCTATTCTTTTATTCACTATATATTGATGAATTTCTGTCAGCTTCCCAACATTCTACTTTTGTTACTTTCACTCTACCACCACCAGTCTTGGACATTACGTCATTAAACTTATCATATACTAATTTAGCACATGATTCAGCTCCCATCTTATCCATAACTCTTAAACTACAAATACCTTCCATTGCAGCTGATTGAAAGAAATCCAAATATGGATCATCTTTCTCAATTAGTAATGTATGGTCCCACATATGATTCATCCAATCTTTTAATCCATTTCCTGGAGTTGGTTTTGCATCTGTAGCTTTAAATCCACCATAATCCATAATCCAATTCATTTCGTCTAATTGTTTTTCTTCTAATGGTTCATTAGATTCAAACCATACTTTGAATTTCAAAGCATACCCATGTAATAATTCACAATGAGAATGAGCTGCTTTCCATTGTCTTAATGCTACCGAATAATTATCGAATATTTTTGTTGATTGATACTTCATATTAATCAGAATAAGTCCAGACGAAATAATACTTTCTTCCACGTGGATGTGGATGTAAAAGATGTGATGCCATACAACCTGTATTATAAAATTCATCTCTATACTTTGTTGCTACTTTTGGACAATTAAATAATGCAAAATCTTGTGCATCAGGAAATTGATCTACAAATGATCCTCCTTGAGCTCTGAAATTTCTAGAATTTAATGTCTCACTTATCATATTAGTAAGATATTCTCTATCTGGCCAGCTTACTCTTTTCCATTCAAAATCCTTAACGATTTTATTTATGTCTTTTATCATGTGTTTATTGTATTTATTTATCATATAACTTAATATAACAATTTTTTATCAGACTTCCAAATCTTTTGTATGATTTGTTTAAACAATTTCACATGCACCGCCTGCACATGCCAATTCACCTTTTAAGTCTGTTTCATCTTCTTCTTCGATTATATTTGATAAATCAATATTTGATAATGATCCCATCATTCTTTCATATGTTTCTTCATCGATATCTTCAAAAGGAGCTTGAGTGTAATTTCCACCATCATAAGGTAGAACTGATAACCCATTGTAATATTTTTTATTATCCCATAACCATTCACCAGCTGCTGACCATTCATGGTCTCTTAATGAAATTGTTGCAGAAACATTATGAGTATTGGAACCAGTTCTATGTCCTGGACGAATCCATTCTTGTGCTACTTTTTTAACCCTTTCTAAAAGCTGGAATGGAGATTCTGTTCTCATAATAGCTCCGACTGGTGCTTTTTGTGGTACTTGAATCACAGCTGTATCATGTGGTCTAAAATATTCATCTTCTACTAATTCTGGGTGATGTTCTATTAAATACTTATACATTGATTCGTTTTTACCGACTCTAATTCTTCTAATATAATAATCATTATGCCATGCATGGATACCTGATGAAGTACCTAATGCTAATGAAGTTGTACCAGCTGGTTTTACTGTGGTTGCTCTAGCTGTTTTATTTATTCCAATTAAAGCTGCTACTCTTATATTTTCATCTTTAACAATTTTGGCTGCCGATTTCATATCATATCCTAATACTGTGCCAGAACCTATGCCTGTCATTGACACTCCAATTAAAGCATCCTTTTCTGTTGTTCGTTGCCAAACCGGTCTTAAATAATGGAATTCTGTATATCCAGCTTGAAGTGTTCCTATGAATGCGGCTGCTTTAACTCGTCCTTCAAAATCTGATTGTGATTCTATATTTGAAACATTTACTTCACAAAGATTACAAAATTGAAAAGGCCTTAAAGCAATTTCACAACAAGGGTTAGTTCCCCAATCTTTATCATTAGATAAATATATTCCTGGTTCTCCTGCACCTGATAATTCCACTCTTTTCCATATATCCATAAAAAAGTCTTTGGTAATTTTATGTCTCATTAATACAGCAGAGTTATTGGCTCTTCCTCTTTGTGGGTTCAATTCCCACCAGTTACCAGCTTTACATGATATCATTTCATCATCATGTGCTGTAAATAAACTAATTAGAGCCGCTCTTCTAATTCCTCCTGCTAATACTGCATCTGCAATATGACATACAATATCATGAGTTTCCAATGTTGATAATTTATCACCATCGGTTTTTTGTTTTAACATTCCCTCAATCTTTACTAAACATTCTTTTAATGGTTGAGGTCCTGGAGCTTTACCACCTGAAGTTACTAATCTAGCTCCTTTAGGTCTAATATCTGTATAATCAAATTTAATTGTAGAACCATCAAAGAAATATGACTTCATTAAAATTTTAACTGCATCTGCCCAGCCTTCGATTGAATCGGCGATTAAAAATCTTCTTTTTCTGTTTGGGTTTGGTTTTCTAATTTCCGGCAGTTCATCTACATGATGTTTTTGTACCGAATATCCAACACCAGTACCCCCTAGTAATAAAAACATTGTTTCAGAAAATGCTCTCCAATCATCTATTGGTAAGTATGCACAATTATAAACTCTATTAGGTGATATCTCAATTGGTTTGCCAGCAAATTGCATACTTCTCATAGATGGGAGTATTTTTTTCTTAAGAACAAATTTATATGCAGCCATAATCTCATCCTTGAGTTCAGGATATTTCTTAAGGTGCATTTTTCTGTTTCGTATAACTAATTCTGTCCAAGTTTCTCTTCTATGTTTATTTGGTAAGAATTTTGCATATTTCATGTAAACTGTAATTTCCGATAGTATTTTTGTAGATATATCCATTTTATTTCCTTTTTTGTTTAAATTCCTTGTTTATAACGTAAAAAAAAGTTACAACCTTTATTTTACCGACCATCCTATTTTCATATATAAATATGAAGCACATATGCATTCAAGAATGATTTTGCTAACAAAAGTTAAGTTTTTTTACTCAAAACCTTCATTTGAAATTTCTTGGTACTTACGTGCTAATAATTTTCTCGTAAGCTCGTTCCCACCATCCATTTGCTTTTGTGTATCCTTTCCTCCAACCGATGTCTCAGCATATAAATGAAACTGACCATTTGATGTATTCATTTTACTTGGTAATGTAATTCCATCTGGTCCAAATCTATTTTTAATAACATGCCATCTACCAGTTCCTGCTAATTTGTCTGCTACCTTTCTTGATAATGATAATACGAAATCTGCAACCATTACTTTACCATATGATTCGGATATCTTACTTGCATCAATAATATCTTCTTCCAATGCCGATCTATTTGCTTGAGATGCTGTCCAGACAGGTATATCATATTCTCCTGCCATTCCTCTTAAGTCTTCATATATACCTTCCAACTCATGTCTTTTTTCTTGTCCATGGCCACGTAATAAATCTGCATAATCAACTATAATAACATCAGGTTTCTTATCTTGCATTATACATTTTTCAACATGAGCTCTAATTCCCATTACAGAAACTGATTTAGTTGGATAATGTTTAATAATCAATTCTCCTGTTAATTTAGATAATTGGTCTTTTATATCTTCTTTATAATGTTTAAGATTTTGATTTGCAATACCTGTTATAACCGAATCATATCTTAACCCAACATATGCTTGATTTAACTCTAATGTATAATGGACAACTGTTTTGCCTTGTTTAATTAAATGAGCTCCTACATTCATTAATGCCCAAGATTTACCAATTCCTGCAGGTGCTACCATTACTCCAAGTTCACCTTTACCTAATCCTCCATCTGTTAATTCATTAATGACATCCCATGGAGTAGGTTGAACATCTCTGACTGCATCTGTGTACCGTTCGTCTATTTCCTCCATATAATCATGTCCGATATCCTTATCAGCTCCTGCCTTTAATGCCTCATCAACTCTAGCTTTTATACCATCATAATCACCATTTTTTAACAACTCTACAGATCCTAAAATTGCTTTTTTAATTTCTTGATTTTTACAGAAATCCATTGCCTGGTCTTTAATATATTGTAAGTCAGGTGATTCTGTATACTTCCATGCATCCTTTAGATGAGATACTATTTGTTCTTTTAATATATCATGATCAACCTTTTCAAGTTTAACTTTCATGACTTCTAAAGTAGGAGATGATTTATACTCAGTAAAATATTCTAAGATTGTATCAACAATCCAACTGTTAGCATCTGATTCGAAATATGATGATAACATTATATCCGAAATTTGTTGTAGAAAGCTTTTATCTACTAGTAATGCTGTTATTACCTTTATCTGGAATGCATATCCATACGAACTTAATCTATCTGTCATACTTTAATATAATAATTTTTTTTCTAATATCCTAATCTTTTCGCATCTGAATATATGCGTTAAGAGTATTGAAGGAAGTTGCTAGCCAAGTATCCAAATCTTTTATGACTGTATACATTTTATCTGCCATAAACATCTTCTTAAATTGGAATGTATTTAATTTATCTACAGGTCCTTTCACCTTGTCATGTATCATCAACTTTATAGATCCTGCAATATCAACCTCTTTGAGTTGCATAAGATTATGGTTCAAGTCTACTTGGTCCTTAGATTCTACTACGGACTTATAGATTTTGTAGCGGCCTTCGTCAGCACCATCTTTTGCATGATCTATAATCTCACTTATCTCTACTTCTCTATTTTCTGTAACCATTGGAAAGAATTTCTTAAGTGATTTTAATGCAACTCCTTTAACTCCTGGTATATTATCAGACTTATCTCCTAGGAATGTTCTATATAATAAATAGTTAGAAGCATTAATTCCAAATTCCTCTTGCATTAATCTTGGATTATACATTTTCTTTTTGATTGGACTCCAAACAGAAATTCTATCGTTTACTAATTGCAAAAAGTCTCTATCAGTAGATACAATTTGTACTTTCTGGTTTGGTTCTGTATATACCTCATTTGCAATATATGCTATTGCATCATCAGCTTCAATATTATCAACCGACAACATTGTAACTGGTAAACAATTTAGGTATTCTATTAATCTACCAAATTGCCTTTTCATAGAATCAGATTCATCAGTTAATGATGCAAATTCTTTATATCTGTTAAATGCTGTTTTAACAGCTCTATTTGCTTTATAATCTGGAAATATCTTTTTTCTACGTTTAGAACCTCCTTTGCCATCAAAACATATAATAACTCTGGTAGGTTTTAATAAACGGATATTAGCAGCTATGGATCTTAAAAATCCTGTTACTCCACCAATATGGTCGCCATCATCATTCAATGCAGGTACTGCGGAGAATACTCTAATGAAGGTATTAAGACCATCGAGTATTAATATCTTACTATTAATATCCGATGGTCTACCTTCTTGATGTTCCTTGACAACGTCTTGGAAAAATTTCTGAAGTTGTTTATGATTCTTCACCTACGAAGTCTTCCTCAATTTCAACATCATCAATTCCAATATTATCACCAGGTTTATATGTTAATATATACGCATCACAGATACCTTTGTATATCTCATCCTTCAATTCTGGATCAGCTTCAAGTTTACCTTGAAAGTCTTTTGATAAGAATTTTACTTCCTTACCATCAGCTTTTGTATATGTATACCATGCCCCTGCTATACTCACCAATTTATGTTGTTTCATAACATTTAACCAGCCACCAAAATTATCTATTCCACTTTCAAAGTAAATATCGTAATCGATAGTCTTTAAAGGTGGACCCATTCTATTTTTAATAACTTGGCATCTAGTTTTGATACCAACAGTTTGATCAACGCCATCCTTCTTGACTTTAATCTGTCCTACTGATTTCAATCGTAACCGTACTGATGAGTGAAATGGAATTGCTTTTCCTCCACTTGTTGTCCATGGATCACCAAATGCTACACCTAACCTTGAACGAAGCTGATTAGTAAACAATAAGGCAATTCGTTGTCTACCAATTAAGTTTGTAATCTTACGCATACCTTTTGATAATATGATAGCTTTGGATGTTGCCCAACCATCTTTATCATAGTCTGCTGCTTGCTCAATCTTTGTTGAAGCACCCATTACTGAATCTACTACGATTGTTACCAATCGATTTTTGTTAGATTTTCTAACTGACTCAATAATACTTTCAATTGCTTCAAAGATATCCTCAATAGCATCTAATGGAACATAGAGCATTTTTTCCAGGTCCAATCCAATCGCTTGTAGAAATTCTCTACTAACTGCATTTTCTGTATCAATATAAACGGCTAACCCACCTTGCTTTTGCGTATCCGCTAAAGCATGAGCTGCCAATAATGATTTACCTGAAGCTTCTAATCCTGTTATCTCAGTTATTCTGCCAACTGGAAAACCGCCATTAGGTCTATTTGAGACTGCTAAGTCTAGCATAGAAGAGCCTGTACCGACCCACCCTTGTACTTCACTAGGTGAATCTGTATCTCCGTCTAGGAAATATGCAACTTTATAGTTAGTATTCTTAAATTTCTTATTAAGTCCTTCTCTAATACTTTCTCCTAAAGCCGTTGCAAGCTCGTCTGCTTGTTGTGCTTTGCTTTTCTTTGCCATGTATAACCTTTATTATTCGTTAAACAATGTATCAAAAGCTGATGATACATCGTCTACTTTGTTAACACCTACTGGTGTTTTTGCTTCTTGTGTAACCTTTTCAGTTGGAGTTGAAGCTGGGTCTATATTCTCTTCGCCGTCTGGGTTTAACCAAGTTGCTAGAGCATCTTTTAATTCATCATATGATGGTTCCTTAAAGATATCAGTTAAATTAGGTTGACTATCAGTTGCTGCCTTTGCAACATTACTATCTTCAGATATTGCTGATTGATTAGGTTTTACTCTAATAGTAGTCTTTGGAAACTGTCCTGCTCCTTCTGCTGGGGTAAATTCTACTAAGATATCTCTACCATTCATTGGATCTGTAATATCACCATAATCTGGATCTGCTATCACTCCTAAAAGTTCTTGATAAACTAATTTACCAAATCCCCAAAATTTAACGCCTTCTGATTCCTTACCTCTTACTAATACCGGAGCATAAGTTCTCATTTTAGGTTCCATTTTCTTACCTAATTTCCATTCATCTGAATTACCAGAAGATTTTAATTTTTCAGAAAATTCTACTACTGGATCAGGACGACCATGAGTCACCGGTGATAAGTAGTTTTTCTTACCTAAGTCATAGTGAAAGTACAATTCATTGAATGGATTGTCTTTGTTGTGTTGATAAGGTACGATTCTGATTATTTGTTTGCCTGGTTCAGGCTTCCATAATGTCGACGTTCTGTTGTTCGTCGTTTGTAATTGATTAAGCTTTGCCTTAATCGCGTCTAAGTTAATTGCCATTTTTCTTTTTCTTTTTTTAATGGTTAATAATTAATAATTAATATAACAACTTTTATTCATTTATCCTAATGATTATCGAAAAAAGTTGCAAAAAAGTTTTTATTTTTTATTTTTTATTTTTGAGTTTAATTATGGCTAAACTCTAATCCTTTTTATTTATATATAAATATAATAAATATATTTCATATATCCTAATTATTCTAATCCTAATTCTTCTTTATTCAAATTCTCCAAGTGCATCTTGCATTGTAGCTATTAAAGCTCCTTCTTCAGAACTTGAAAGCTTTCTGCCATCTAAATGTTTTTCATATGTTTTTCCTAATCCAGCATCATCAATATATCGATCTAATATTTCTAGTGAATCTTCATCAACATAATCATAAATCTTATCAGATACTACTTTTACTTTTGGATTTTTTATATCGCTAGATTTTGGAGCTCCATACTGATCATAGATTGCAGCATCGATTGCAGTTCTTAGTTCATTATTTTTTTCTAGTTCTGCGAGATCTTTATTTCTATCATGTCCTACTTCATATCCATACGTTTGCTTCCAATCAGCAATCCAATCTACTACTTGTTTCTTTTGCCAACCACCTTTCAGACTGAGAAAGTTATATAATACATGAAGACTTTCTGATGGTTTCCGATATTCTTCTTTAAGTAATGTAGAATCGTTGCTTCTTCCTTTGCCTTCAAATAATTGTTTATATTTTTTTGCTAAATTCATTTTTACCAATCTTAATATTCATCTTCTTCTAATTCATATCCTTCGGCATTTACCATTCCTAATATAGGTTCATATAATGCACTACCATCTTCTAAAGATTCGTCTTCTAAATAGATAGATGTCATTCCTTCTCCTGTATCTAATGTCCAATTAAATGTAGGATGTCCTTCCATATTAAGAGTTCCAGATGCTTCTCTATCTCTTCCATCAACAGATCCATCATCTACTTCAATTACCTTTTCTAATTGTTCGTAACTCATTTTATCTGCTGCCTGAAGCGCGGCACCTATTGGAGATGAAGATGTTGAACTTGATTTTGGTTTAGCAAATTCAACCTCATAAGACTTTCCATCCTTTCCATAACGCAGGCCACCTTCTATTTCTTCATCAGGTATTACGTCCCATATTGCATCCGAAATCTGTTTTGCTTTTGGGACCGGTCCTTTACCATCATAATACTCTCCACCTGGAAGTTTAGTCTTGAACGTTATTACGAGGTCTTTGAAATCATCTATTTCCACTTTGGCCATTCCTAATTGTTTTAGTTTAGCATCTGCTTGTACT